CTCTGGGCTTGAGCTATCATCGTCTCCGGTTGCTGCGTTTACTTCAAACTTTGCATAGCTTGTGGGACTGTTCTCGTCCCCAGAAGCAAACTCTATAATAACACGAACTCTTCCAGCTTCTTCTGACTGAGTTGCATCTTTTTTTATTACAGCAAGTGCAAAGCGCAACTCATCCTGGTTAGAGTTTTTATCAAAGGTGAGCGTTAGCCCATTCTTGTGAATATGACTATCGCCAACGGTGTAAGAAATCTCTCCAGCGGACTCTGTAATATTTGAGACATCGCCCCTAATAAAAAGAGCTGTGTCCAAAAATCTTGGAACTTCATTTTCTTCATACCTTGTTTGTGTGCTAAAGGTGGTATCCGAAGATCTTCCTAAAAAAACTACTATTTCATCCCCCCCAAGGTCGGTTGGATTAATGATGTCATCGCTGGCTCCCGTAAGCTCCCCGCTGACTAGCCCCACAGAAGAGATGGTGCCACCTGTGTGGTACTCCCAGCCCTCTGATTCTGTAAATGTGTAAACTGTTCTGCTTTCTCTAGAGCCAGCCGATGGGTTAGATTTTCCAGAATACACTCCAATTTCTGTAAAGTTGTATTTCTGATCTCCAGGAAGCTCTCCTGAAAAAACGATATTAGCTGCGCCCGCTTCGTCATACAGGTATCCTCTAGACGTAATGGGAATTCTAAGCGCTTCAAATGCCAGAGAGGTCTGGCCGGAGTAATCTCCTAAGGTATCTGACGTACCCAGGGGCTTTGGCCCAACACCAAGAGCAAGGTGTGAAGCGTAGGCTGGTGCTGAGCCAATTAAGTATTTGGCTAAAATTGTTTTTCCTGTGTTAGTAATCAAGATTCCCCCTCATATATTGTATCACTTAGTAGGACTCCATTGTTAAGAACTTCTACCTCTACAATTTCGTTTTGTTCCATATTAACCACATCTATAATAATATCTCCGCTATTTGCAAATGGGTAGTCCTGGTCAGCAAGCCAAACTCTTTTCCCTCCAGGCCCGGAGCCTTCTTCCGGTACGTGGGTATTTAAGGTAATAGCAAAGTTTTTAAAATATTTGTCAATTGTTTCTGGAAGGCTAAAGATGTTTAATGAATTATAATTTCTTTTTAATTGATTCAAGTTTCCAATAAGAGAGTAAGAAACTTTTATTCCATTAATTAGCTCTGATCTTGCAATATTAATTATCTCATGCCCTGAAATATTTTCAAAGTATATTTGACCAAGAGCATCTATTGGTACCGCTTGTGGCTGAACTATCAGGTCTGGGGTTGCGATCTTAATACCCGAGCTGGGAGACTCTGAGCTGCTTGCAATTTGAGGCGTTGCTTCTGTCATTGCACGACCTCGCTAACATAGGCAGTCATAGACGGCCCTCCTTCGCTTCTGCTGTAGTCTATATAATAAACTACAAATCTAGCATTTTCTCCAAGCTCGCTGATATTGTTTTCATTTTTATAATCTATCTCGACAATGTCTCCTAGCTGAAGAATGGGCATACCAAAAATCTCTACCCCAGCCGCCATTCTTTTTTTCATTACCCTGCTTGACAGCCAGCCCATTAGGTTATCTGCAGACTCTTGACTTTGAATGTATGGGGCTTCAATAGAGAACTCTTTTCTTCCCTGCGTTATTCTGCTAAATTTAATGTTTTGATACTGTTCCTTTGATTTTCCTGGTGGAAGGATTACGGTATCACCAGAAATTTCTGGATCTGACAAATCACTCATTCTGTTAAAGTATTCGTCTACAGATAGTTCATGGTTAGACTGTTGTGTAAACGCCACCCCCTGAATTCTTAAGTAGTTCCCGCTACTAGAGTCAAGGTTCAGTGCTGAGTCTGTGTTGTTGAAGATGAGGAACTCGGCTCCGTAGGAACTGGCCCTAAACCCAGAAACAGAATAACTCTTTAGTTTATTAAACGTTGGAGCTATTTTTGCAGAGAATGCTGGATAGGCCTTGTCGTACCTAACATTAAAATATGCGGCTTCTCTCATAATTGTTCCAAACTCTTCAAAATAAATATTATATTTTGGTGGCTCGTTTGGACCAACCCCGGATAAAAATGTTGATTGAATTAAACCACTCAAGGAATACTTTTGCAATGCCTGATTAGCATTTATGTCTTCTGCGTTAAAGATATCTTTTGCTGGGGCATCCACAGAGAAAGTTGCGTTCTGGCTGTAGTTTTCTGTTAGTGCGTAAACATTCTCAAACATAAGCCTTGCCTCCCCCCGAACAAATAGAGCCATGTTTGTATACAGAGGAAGTGGATCTGGGTCATCTACAATAGCCACATTGACATTGTTTATATAAAGATAGAACCTTCTGGCATCTCCAAGATCCTCGTATTCGACAGCAAGGTCATATACTGTTGTGTTTGGCTCTGAGGCCATTCTTGCTTGCCCCACAAAGGTTCCATCGTCTACCAGGAAGTTTCCAATACCGCTCCAAAGTTTTACAGGAACTGCCTTGTCTATGTTGCTTGTTGCCGAGGCATTTCTTTTTACCTTGTAAAAGAATGCATCCGCTACCTGATTTTCTTCATCATAGTCTGACAGGTTAGAGGCTGTTAGTGCTGCTATCTCAAAGAAATAGCCATTATTGCTTTCTGAATTAAGGAGTATTGCTAGCCCACCGCTACCTCCAGCAATGGTTAAGTCCTGACCTGCTGCAATGTCTGACAGGGTATAGTAAGTGCTTGCCCCGTTAGCATCTTGGTTTCTTGTATCGCTATCCTTTAGCTGACCAACAATTCTTACCCTTGTCCCAAAATGTTTAAATTTATTTTCAAGGGGCTTGTGTATGTAAGATACAAAGTCTTTACTTTCGATTCCACCTGATGGGGGGGTTCCGTTAAAAACAAGAGCCGAAGACTGAATTGTTGCGGGGTATCTTAAACCATTATCTAATTCATTAATAGACTGGTCTGCTAAAAAGTTTTTAATGACTCCAGTCCTATCTGTAGAAATAGCGTTGGCATTATCCCTACCAGCAATTCCTACCGCAGTACTCGGTGCCGCTCCTGTTCCAAAAATGTATTCAGAGGACATTCGTACACCACGAATGTTGTCATCATTTGACCAGTGATCGCTAAGGCCTGCTGGGTGACTAACAATATTTGTTCCAAACTGGCCCCTGCCGTGTTTTGCGACAACTCCATTTGCAAGCTTTGTTATTCCATCATTTGTTTCGTAGTTTGGCTCGGCATATATCCGCACCAATCCTGTTGGATAAATCTTACCGTTAAAAGGAATTTTAGCAAAATACCTCTGGTATTCTCTTAGATTGTTGATCCAAACGTTATCACCATTTACGGCATCCTTCTCAGAAGCAGACAATCCGGGGATGTTATATTGAACCGCATCATACTTAAGAATCTCTCCGTTGGCATAAAAGTACCCGTTATACCTGGTTAGCCAGTAAACGCCATCGCCCAGGTCTAGGATGTTATCTTTAAGCAGATGATCCTCTACTGAGGGAACGTCGGGGGAAAGGTCTGAGTTTAGTGGCACGGCAGACAGAGAGTAGGCAGATTGCTCCGAGACCTCTTCGTTGGTAGACCTTACAGATTCGTTGGCTGTTACCTCCCACAAAAGTGCTGGCTTGTATACCCAGGTCTTGTCTCTTTGCAGCAAAGAAGCCTGCCTAATTGAGCCGTAAGACCTTTGCAGATATTTCGTTGAGTAGATAATCTTTCCGTCATTATAGATTCCATTATCTTCATAAGCTACGCCAACGATGTTGGCAAGAGACGTGTTGTCTTGACTATTTTTAATAACGCCATTGTTTGAAAAATCTTTTGAGCCACGCAGGGTTACGTCTGTAGCTCTTTCTGTGGATGTTGGCATAATGTATCCCCTGCTCATCACAATAAAGTTGTTGTACTCATCAAAAAACATTGCTGACTGCGTTGACCTTGCCAAAGAGTTTAAAATTTCTGCTACGCTTTTGTCTGGCTCTATAAAGAAATAGGGAATAATCTCTTCTGCCTCGTTCGTGTTACGCAAGAATACGTAGTTTGAAAAGCCCACAGAGTCTAGCAAAAGAGACACCGCATAGCTAAGAGATACGTTCTGCACAAGAACTTGGGTGGCTGTAGTAGACTCCAGGTAAAAGAAAAGATCTCGTAAGCTCAGGGATGCCGATCTTTCCTTATTGCTAATTGATGGAAAGCCCTCTGTATACATTGTTTTAATTGGAACAAAATAATCAATGCCGCTCACATCTATGACAATTTCATAAAATTTGATCTGTATGTTTTGAGCAAGGTACGGAGCAATTATGCTATTTGTGTTTTCTTCATAGAAGGCTTGGTCGAAGTCAAAGATATTGAGGTCTCCAGTAGACGCAAGCAGCTGCCCCACGGGAAGACCGCTTACCCCAAGATCCGAAGCGAGCTTTTTAACAGAAAATCCAGTGACCTTATCCGACAGATCAACCGCAAGTCTTGGAGAAAGTTCAATCAAGTCTAATGTTGAGTCAAACTTGTTCATGGTTTCTGCTACAAGCCGAAGGCCTTTAAGGTAGCTAAACTCTCTGTAGACAATTTCTCCAGAAAGTCCGTTTGTAAATTGTGGGGGGCTAGTAAGTTCTGTCGCAAAAGACACAGCCCTGTTTGTGTTATCAATAATTTGCCAACCATAGGTTGCCGTAAATGTTTCGTAAGATCCGTTCTTGGCAATGTAGACATCCCCCTGAACGTCCTGGGCAGTTCTTACAAGATAAGCTGTTCCATCTACAAGGTCTGTTGCAGAAGGAAGCAAAGAAGCAGAAACAAATTCTTTTTCATATCTAAAAATACTATAATACTCATCTGGGATAACTAAGCCGTAGCCAACCTCTAGATACCCGTCACTGCCAAAGATTGCCGTTCCGTCTCGTCTTGTAGACTCTCCATCAAAAGAAATAACGTCTTGCCAGTTATCTTCTTTTAATGCCTGAATCTTCCAAATTACTGGGGTAGTTTTATTGGCATCTCCAAAGAACGGATCAGAAAAGGCACCCGAAGAGCTTGAGAACGGTCCAAGGTTAACACTTCCTACGTTTGTTTGTAGTTTAACTACAATTCTATTTGCTGGCACTGCATTCTTGTAAACAACATAAGGAGCAGCATCGTCAATATAGTTTCTATCATTAACCACATTTGAAGCAATGCCCCTCTCTAAACCAGCCTCTGTCCTATAAGATGACCAATACTTGAAGGTGTCTTTCTTGTCTGCCATATAGTATCTTGGTCTTTGAGACATGAGAAAATTGTCGTTGTGAGTATACTTGTTTTCAAAATACCTTGTCTTGTTGATGCCCGATCTTGGGCGACGACGTCCAAAACAATCCTCCAAGGAAAACAGCATATTCTCTTTTTGTTTTTTAGAGGTAAAGGCAACGGGCGTCCCATCGTCTTCGAAGCCTCCATCGATTACAATGTCTGCGTCAGTCGCTCCGGTATAAAAATTTCCTGGGTCATCGACACTAAAAGAAGAAGCGATTTGATAATAATCACTTGTGCTATCCGTTGGCCTAAATCTATAGTTTCCAGCCTTTAAGATATTGTCTGCAAAATTCATATTCCACTCTGCGATAACGGCAGACTGAGTTTTAATTCCAGAAGTGGTTTCCAGGTGATCCTTTAATGTTGTATTTTGAAACATTATACCTCTTCTAAGCTAAGAGAAATGTCCCAAAAATCGTGAGTCGCTCGACCTCTCTTGTTTACATCATA